CCTGCAACTCAGCGCCGTGCCCTAACGGCATCACCCGAGGATTCACCATGCCCAACGATTACCATCACGGCGTCCGCGTTGTCGAAGCCACCTCCGGCGCGCGCACGCTGACCGTTCCCTCCACCGCCGTCATCGGTCTGGTCGCCACCGGCGAGGATGCCGATGTCGCCGCGTTCCCGTTGAACACCGCGGTGCTGGTGACCGATGTGCAGGCAGCGATCGGCAAAGCCGGTACCGCCGCCATGGGCACCTTGCTGCCGGATCTGCAGGCCATCAACGCGCAGACCAAGCCGATCGTGATCGTGGTGCGCGTGGCCAAGGGTGTCGACGAGGCCGCCACCAGCAGCAACGTGATCGGCACCACCGACGCCAACGGCCGACTCACCGGCATGCAGGCGCTGCTCGGTGCGCAGGGTCGTCTCGGCATCAAGCCGCGCATTATCGGCGCACCCGGTCTGGACACGCCGGCCGTCAGTGTCGCGCTGGCCATCGTGGCAAAGAAACTGCGCGGCATGACCTACGTGCACGCCCACGGCGCCACCAGCGTCACCGAGGCCATCGCGTACCGCGCCACCTTCAGCCAGCGCGAAGTGATGGTGATCTGGCCCAACGTCATGGCCTTCGATACCGTCGCCAATGCCGACGTCGAAGTGCCGGCGGTCGCCTACGCGCTCGGCTTACGTGCGCAAATCGACCAGGACCAGGGCTGGCAGAAAACCATCAGTAACGTTGCGGTCAACGGTGTCACTGGCATCAGTCGCGACGTGCACTGGGATCTGCAGGATTCGGCGACCGATGCGGGCGTACTCAATGCCGCCGGCATCACCACGCTGATCAACACGCAGGGCTTCCGCTTCTGGGGCAACCGCACCTGCTCGGATGATCCGGACTTCGTCTTCGAATCCGCCACACGTACCGCGCAGGTGTTGGGCGACACGATCGCCGACGGCTTCCTGTGGGCTTCGGACAAGTCGATGTACCCGAGCCTGGTGAAAGACATCATGGACGGCATCAACGCCAAGTTCCGTGACCTCAAGACGGGTGGCTACATCCTCGGCGGCAGCGCCTGGTACGACGCCAGCGCCAACGACCAGAGCACCCTCGCGGGCGGCAAAGCCGTCGTCGACTACGACTACTCGCCGGTGCCGCCACTGGAGGATCTGCTGCTACGCCAGCACATCACCACCTCGTACCTGGCTGATTTCGCCGCCGCGATCAACGCCTGACTTAAGTTTGGCCGCTACGGCGGTCGCGCGTCCCCGCACCTTAGAGGAACCCCGCCATGGCACTGCCCAGCAAGCTCAAAAATTTCAACGTGTTCAACGACGGCGTCAACTACGCCGGCAAGGTGCCCGAGATCACCCTGCCCAAGCTCAGCCGCAAGATGGAAGAGATCCGCAGCGGCGGCATGGACGGCGGTGTCGAGGTCGATCTGGGCGGTGAACTGCTCACGCTGGAATACACCGCCGGCGGCATCGTCCGCGAGGCGATCCGGCAGTTCGGTGCCACCAGTGCCACCGCCTACATGACGCGCTTTGCCGGCGCCTACCAGCGTGACGACACCGGCGACGTCGATGCGGTCGAAGTGGTCGTGCGTGGCCGCCCGAAAGAGATCGACATGGGCAACGCGAAACCCGGCGATGACACCGCGCACAAGTTCACGATCAGCTGCGCGTACTACAAGCTGACGATCAACGGCGTCGTCGAGATCGAGATCGACCGCCTCAACTTCCTCTTCAACGTCGGCGTCGTCGATCGCCTCGCCCAGCAGCGCCGCGCGCTCGGCCTGTAACCCTCATCCCTCACCACCCGATCCCTACGGAGAGATCCATGACGAAGCACACCGACATTCCCGCGCAGCCGAACAACGCCACGGCCACCGTCACGCTCGACACACCGATCACGCGCGGCGAGCAGACCATCAGCAACATCACGCTGCGTCGTCCCAAAGCCGGCGAGCTGCGCGGTGTGAGCCTGGCCGATCTGGCGCAGATGGAAGTCAGCGCCATCGCCAAGGTGCTTCCACGCATCAGCGATCCGTTCCTCACCTCGGAGGACATCAACAAACTCGAAGCGCCCGACCTGATGGCGATCGGCACCGAGATTCTCCATTTTTTGTTACCGAAGGACGTCAAGGCTTCCCTCGCTGTGTAGAGGACGCCATGGCCGACATCGCGGTGGTGTTCCACTGGTCACCCGCCGCGATGGTCGACCTCACCTTGCTGGAATTGATGCAGTGGCGCGAGCGCGCCCGTGAACGGTGTGGAATGGAGTAGCGCGTGGATCTCAAACTACAGGTGCTGCTGCAGACGCTGGACAAGGCGAGCGCGCCGCTCAAAAAGGTGCAGGGCTCCGCGACCGGCGCCGCGGCCCAACTCAAGAAAACCCGCGATGCGCTGCGTCAGCTCGACCAGACGCAGAAACAGGTCGGCGCGTTCCGCCAGCTCAAACAAGGCAGCGTCGAGACGGCCAAACGCATGGCCGATCTGCAGGCGCGCACGCGTGCGGCGGCAGCGACGCTGAAGGCCACCGCCAACCCGTCGGCCAAGCTATCGGCGGAGTTCGGGAAGCTCACGCGCGAAGGCGCCAAGCTCAAGACCGAACACACCGAACAGCAGGCCAAGCTGCAGACATTGCGCAACGCGTTGCGCGAGGCTGGCATCAACACCCATCAGCTCGGCACCGCCGAGGCCGCGCTGCGCTCAAAGTCGGCCAGCGCCACCGCCGCGATCACGCAGCAGACCGCAGCCTTGCGCGCGCAGGGTGTGCAGGCGCAGAAGCTGGCCACGCTGCACGACCAGCTGCGCAAGAGCGAAGCACTCGGCGCGCACTTGTCCATCGCCGGCTACGCCACCCTTGAGGGCGGCCGTCGCGTCATGGGCCAGGTCGCGCCGGCCATTGACGAGGCCAAGCACTACCAGATCATCACCGAGCAACTGCGTGCGCAGGGCACCAGTGCCGCCGACGTGTCGCGTGCGCAGCACTTCGCGACCAACGACGCGACCCTCGGCAGCTCGCAGACCGAGAAGCTGGAGATCCTCAAGGACGCCAACAGCATTTTCCGCGACATGCACGAAGCGATCGCGGTCGCCCCGTCGTTGCTCAAGACCAAACTTACCTTCGAGGCGCTGATGGCGTCCAAAGGCGAAGGCGCCGGCCATGGCAGTGAAACCATTGGCGAGCTGATCGCGGCGATCCAGACCGGCGAGCTGCGCAACGCGACCAAGACACCCGAAGCGTTCAACCATCTGCTCGACATGATGACCAAGGCCTACGTCGGCAGCGGTGGCCTGGTGAAGCCCAGCGACTACCTGGAGGCAATGAAGGTCGGCGGCGTGGCCACCAAACAGATGGACGAGAAGTCGCTGTTCTTCGGTGCCATGCACACGATTCAGGAAATGGGCGGCATGCGTTCCGGTACCGGCTTTGCCAGCGCGTATCAGAACTGGGCGGCTGGCCGCAGCACCCAGCAGACCGCCGAGGCACTCAGCCAGTTGGGCCTGCTGAACAAAGGCGCGGTGAAATACGGCAGGAACGGCCACATCACCAAGATGCTGCCCGGCGCACTGAAGAACCAGGCGCTGTACGAGACCAACCCCTTCGCGTACATGATGAAGGAGGTCATCCCGCGGATCGATCCCAAGGGCAAGCTGACCGAGAACGAAGTGGTCAGCAAGCTCAACAGCCTGTTTAGCGCGCGCAAGGGTGGCGACCTGTTTGCCGGCCTGTACATGCAGCGCGGCAACATCCAGAAACAGCTCGCGGCGTCGGCTGATTTTGAGGGCACGGACGCGGCGTACAACCGAGCCGCCGAATCTGCGCAAGGGCAAGAGGCCGAGCTGCTCGCACAGAAGGCCAACCTCTACAAAGAGCTGGGCACCACCCTGTTGCCGGTCTACGTGGGCGCGTTGCAGAAACTGGTGACGCTGCTGAAAACCCTAACAGGCGGCGCGCAGCGACATCCGGCGATCGCCAAAGGCCTCGCCCTGGTCGCCGCCAGCTTCGGCATTCTGATGGTCGCTGCCGGCGGCGTCATGATCGCGCTGGGTGGACTGATCGGTCAGTTCGCGCTGCTGCGCTTTGCCATCGGTCGCGCCGGGCT